AGCGACTCGCTGATCGAGCCAAGCACCTGTCGCAACATCAGGATCTAACTGTCGATATACATTCTCGGCAAGCTCCTCAATATCCATCTTCATCTGAGCAAGTAAGCCCACCATTTGCCCATCTGGCGAGTTGGGCGATAGGTCGATATTCTGCCCATAGATTTGTCTAAATCCATCTTCAAATCGTGCCACGATTTCGTTTAATCGCTCAATTTGAATGCCTGTTTCAATCAGTTTTGCCATATTTTCTCCAATAAAAAACCCGATCAGAAATGATCGGGTGGTGATTTTAAGCACGCCTAAAGCCGCTTACAGTTTCCC